CCCTCTGGCAACTCAAGGTCGGCTACTGCGAGAGTAAACGCATTGCGGTGCATGATGATGTTTTGTGGGGAAACAGTACCAGACTGGTTAAAGAAGGTAACAGCAGCAGTAGCATTGGTTGTAGGAATAGATACGTTCTGGAACTGACCAGCAGTAATGATAGCTGGAGATACGTTTACAGAAATAGTACCACCTGAACCGCTAACAGCAGTATTAACTACAAAGTTACGCAACTTGTTTGAACCATAAGCCTGACGATTCTGTGGGTTAACAGCATAAACACCAGCGATGGTGAATGTATCGCCTTGATTTAAGCTAACGCCACTGGTCAAAGTCAAAGTGATTGTGCTTGAAGAAGCCCAACCGCTTGTCAAGAAACCAGTAGCAGTTGTAGTAGCTACAGTTGCAGAACCTGAGAAGTTACCGAAAGTATGTGAAACGATGTTTTGATCCATCTTCCAATTCATACCAGCAGAGTCACGACCCATCAAACCTTTACGATACTGCTCGCCAATAGCTTCTTGTGGCACAAATAGGCCTTTTAAGCTGTCAACGATAGTAGCTGAGGTAAATGGCTCAACTGTGCATGATCTACGACCATCACGGGGTGCGCCTTCAGCATCGAGGTAAGCAGCAGCGGTCAAGTAAGTGATCAAACCAGTTGGAGGCGTACCAGCAACACCAACGATGTTAGCGGTGTTGTTTGCAGCTTGCAAAGTACCATCACGATCAATCTTGTTGGCAATAGCAGCAACAGCAGGCTTCAATACACGATCAGAGAACATATCCAAAGACAAAGCTAAGTCTTGGGTTGTGAACTGTGTGTCAACGTGGAACTGGGTAGAAAGGGTTACAGGCACAGAAGTTTCGTTGAAATCTTCAACGTTCAAAGCTGGGCCAGTTGTACCAATGAAACGACCTGGTTTACGAACGTTTACTGTGTTACCGATCTTACCACCGACTACAGCGAACTGGTCATCGTAGTTACGATCTACTTCAGAGGTGAATGTTAATTCGTTTTCCAAGACCATTAACGCTTCGTTAGTGATCTTAGAAATAGTTAGCAAATTATTTGCCATGATTATTTCCTTTATTTAAATTGGGTTTATCAGCGTATCCGTTTAGCCTGTCGTGCTGCTTTCCATTGGGCATACGTTCCATGAAATTGTCCATCTCCATCAATCAGAACATCGCCACCGGATTTGCTTGCACTAATAGGCTTAATCGGTGCTGGTGCTTTACTACGAGCAACAGTTTCGCTTTTGACTTCAGCAGGAGCTTCTTTACGCTCAAACTGAATTTCCAATTTCCCTAATTCCTTTAGAGCTTTTGACACAGGCATTGAAGCAAACTTTTGGGCGTATTCGTCATCTGATGCTAAGTGATATAGGATTTGAGGGCCTACATCAGACTCCAAGATTGCATCCTTGATTTCATCTCTCACTTGGACTTGGCTTGAAGCTACCATATCATCAAAATCAGGCAATTCAGCTTTTACTTTTTCAAGTTTTTGCGACCAAGACTTGATTACTTCTTGGCGTTGTTCCTCGATTTTGCGTTGCTGTTCTTGCTTATCACGCTCAACTAATGCTTTTTCTGCGCTCCACTCAGCCAATGCTTCTGCATATTCATCAACATTGTTAAATTGCGCCCTAGTTGGCTTTTCACCTACAGGGTCAGCTTCTTCTGCTTTGGGAGGTGCTACTTTGCTCTCAAGTTCTTGTAGGCGGGCTTCTAGAGCTTGCTTTTCGGCTTCAGCTTGTTTAGCACGAGTTGTAAGCTCACGAAATCGCTTTTCAATTTTGGGATTTTGTTTAGGCTTGTCTGTTACTTCCGCTTCTTGTTCTGCCTCAGGTAAATTCTCGGCTTGGGCCTCAACTGATGGCTCTGACTCTGGAGTTTCCTCGACAGTTTCAGCCTCAACAGGGGCTTCTTCGCTGGCTAAACCTAATTTATTAGCAGTCCATTCCGCTAAATTATCTGACGTTACTACATTGTCTGCTGTTCTCACTGCTGTTTCTTCTGACATGAGATTCCTCAAGATTTTTACCCAATGAACCCATTGGTAGGTATTACAACTGCTTTTATATCATAAGTGTTGCGCTTTTACAACACTAAATAGCTCTCTCAATCGCTTCTGCGTTGGCAGCTTTGAAATCAGTCTTATTAATATGCGCCAAAACAAGGGCTAATTGCGCCTTCATCTGTTCAATTTCAAGCTGAGTCTGAGTCTTAACAACTGTATCTTGAGCAGCAGTTTCAGTACGCATTTCGGTATCGTGCGCTTTGGTGTGCTGACGCATGAGTTCACGCTTAGTTTCAGCCTCTTGTTTAACGCTTTCGATGTCCTGACGTTGTTTAATCATCATCTGCAACTGCATATTTTCTTGTTGTAGCTTCTGCATCTGCGCTTTACCAGCAGCGATTTGCATCTGAACTTGTGGCGGGATTGGTGACTTGTCATCAATCTGTGACATTGGATTAGAGGCAGCCAAACGATCTGCGATGACTTCTGCGCCAGGGAAATCCATATTACGGAATACCAAATCGCCTGCCACTTGCATCAGTTGTGGATCAACTTGCAATAATTGTGTCATGGTATCGGCAGCTTCTTGACGCTTGGAGTTGTATCCAGGGCCTGTATCCATAACAACATCATATTCGCCCACAGTTACGTCATTTAGGACTTTAGATACGCCCTGTTCGTCTTGACCACGCTGATTAATAGTCACTAATTCAGGCTTTCCGTCATCACCAATGATTCGCATGACCCGTTCTCTGTCATAAATCTTAGGGATCAGATCAAGAATGATGCGACCTGTGTGACGGATACTGCGTGTCAAATTGTCGTAATAGTGGAAATTGGTCATATCCACTTGGGATTGCTGACCTTGCATAGCTTTACCAGTCATCATTCCGGTAGGAAGCTGGCTAGGATCAAAAATACCTACGACTGCTTGTAAATCCTGATTCATGCCTTGCAGAGCAGACATCACGCCCGCAGGAGGTGGCTCTGGTTGCAGTCTTGTAGGTGCTGGAGCAGGTCTGCCCTCAATATCAGTTTGCTTGTAACGTAAAACAGGCATAGCTTTGATGTTAGCCATTGCCCATTCGTTCTCATGACCCTCATCCTGTCCTTCAGCCAACAACCATTTTGCTTTAGGAGCAAGGGCTACAGTTTCAGTTAAAGCCGTTGACCAGTAGTTATACATACGTTGTGGGTCTTTAGCCATGCGAACCAATCCAAATTTCTTATGTTTGTCATCAACTCGCACTTCTTGACCATAAGTAGGCACAACAGGGATAAATTTACCCGCCCATTCGCCTTCTTCAAGGATTTCCATAGCGGTCAGCTTGCACCACTTAATCTTCTTTTTCCACGTTTCTCTGCTATCAATCACAGTAATGCCAGAAGCTTCTAAAACGTCTTTAGGAGGCATTTCATCCTTATAGACTGTAGTGCCATCAGATAGCTGAACTAACTCTGTCTTAATGCGTTCTGTGTAGAAATACTCGGCTATACGTATATCTTCTTTCGTGACCCATTCGGATTCGGTGTCACCTGTTCCCCTTGAGGAGAAGCCCTGGTCAAATTCAGCGTTGGGATACATCTTTTTAAACACGTTTTTGCTGATAACTGTCGTAATAAGGACACGCTCAGCATCGCTACCATCAGGAAGCACGCTATTAGGATCAAAATAGACAGTAAAAGGGTTTTCAATCGGCTTAATGTAAATTTCTTGGTCAAAGCTGTCCTCTCTTACATAGTCTGTAGTGATACGCCAATAGCCCCAGCCCATCTTAACTGCGTATTCAAAAGCGTGATCGTAGGCTGAGTCTGCATCGGATTGGTTCTCAATATGACGGCAGATACCAGTAATGATCTCAGCGACTTTAGCGTCTGACTCATTGTTCATTCCATGCACTTTAATGCGTGGGCGTTGCTGTCTTTGCTGATTACAGATTTGACGGATATAAGCATCCACTTTATTGATGGTTAGGCATGGGCGAGCCTCTAATACTCGGCTATTTTGCACATCCACAGGCCATTGATCGCCTGCTGCAAATTTCACATCATCTAAGGCTTCGGCACGATTATTGCTATCCGAATCATTACAAAGTCTTAAAAAGTCTTTGGCTTCTTCGATTCTGCCGTCTGATTGGGAGTCTGCAACTCTGTCGTATGCCATAGAAATTCCTTAATTATTGCCCGATTTTAAGACAAGTGTCTCATTTTTACTACACATTTTAACCCATCCAGCTTGACGGGAGTTGATAAGTTCCCCGTTGTTTTGGTGCTTTTCTAGGCTCGTTGACCATCAAACCAATGTATCGGAAAGCATCAGCTCCATGCGAATAGTTGTCATGCAATGGCTTTTGGCTGAACTGCTTAGTATCAGGATCTACGTCATACCGGTAATGGCGCAGACATTGCAATCCCTCATGCGTGTTGGTCTTATCAAACCAGCACTTGTTAAACATCATTCGGGCAGCATTAATGGAATCAACAATGGGTGTTCGCTCAATAACTCTAACGTTATACCCTGTAGCTCTAACGATGTCCTCAATGCTTTTGCCGTTAGATCCCAAAGTCTTTGATCCTGCGTCATGAGGTAGCCAAAGGGTGTCATATACATATCCATACGACTGCATTTTAGCCAGGTAATGCGCTATCGTTTCTTGCGTGTTTTCGTAATACCTAATGAGGCGAGTTTCCATGCCAATAAACTGCACAAACCAAATAGCAGTAGCGTCAGCCCAACCGAGGTCAAATACTGCGTGAACTGGCTTAATAGGGTCATAAGGGACATTCGTTATTCTACCCTCTAAATCAGCCATAGCCATTTCTTTGGCAAAGATAGCACCATCTACTGTTTGACGGCATAGGCCCTCCCAGACTGTATTGTAGGCTTCTCTATCCCTGCTAAATAGGGCATCTTTTTCTAACCTGAGTGTTTCAGGAAACCACGGGTTATCCGACCAGTTAATCTTCGCAACTTTGCTATTGTCTGGTGGGTTAAGAACAAACCTTTGGTATGTTTCGTCTGACTCAAGTTCTGGGTTGAACGTAACCCATATTTCTGAGCCTTCTTTACGAATTGTAGGTATGAGAACATTCCAACTAGATTGACTAATCGAGGCGGCTTCCTCACACCAAAC